GGCGTTTATTCGTGATCAAGCTTGGGTTGAGGAACCTAAGTGGAATGAGGAGGACGAAAAGGCGTGGACTGCGTTCCTTGGCACACCTGCCGGAAAGCGGTTGAGTCTAATCTTACTTAATCTTACCATTCGCCAAAATGCAACCGCAGTCATGGAAAAACCAGATAGACTTGCGGAAGCTTGTGGACGTGCTAATGGTTATAGGGCTTGTGTGGCGACTTTAGAGTCGTTGGCAAGCACAAAAATAAACTCCGCCATTGCTGGCTACGGTGATGGAGAGGATGAACCAGTGGCAAACTAACCTAGTGCTTTGACTGACTCCCAGAGCAAATAGTGTAAGAAAGGGTCGAATGGCCGATTCGAATAACCTGACGGAAGTTGACATGTTAGCAATGGCAGCCGCAGCCGATGAGGGAAGGGATTATAGCCCCGAACCCAAAAAGGATGAGGAAACCAAGGTTGAGCAAGTAGCTTCCGAAAAGGCCAGCGGAGATAACGAGCAGCAACCCGCGCCTGCTGATGAAGCCAAAACAAACAAACAGGATGCTTCGAGTGAAGCACCCGCAACTGAGGAGAAATCCAAAGAAGCGAAAAGTTCTTTAACAACGCAACCTGAAGAATCCAAGTCGGAGTCGGCTTCCGAAGAGAAGAAGCCAACCCGATACGAGAAGGCCAAGTCGCGTCTTGAAAAAGAGTGGGAAGATGTCAGAGCGGAGAAAGCAAGATTAAAAGCGGAGCGTGATTCCATTGAGAACGCCAAAAACCAGGCTACACAGCCTAGTGCTGAAGCGCAGAAGAGCGGAAGTCGCCGCTTTAGCGCGGAAGATTACCGAGAGGCGGCAAAAAGCTATCGCGAGGAAGGCCGCGATGATCTTGCAAAACTCGCCGACAACAAAGCCACTGAAGTCGAGACCGAAGAGCGCAAAGAGATTGAGCAGAAAACCCAATCAGAATTAAAGTCTGCTTGGGATAAAAATCTGCTGGAAGAGGTCGAGGGCAACCCCGAACTCAAAGATTCAAACAGCGCACTCTACAAGGCCGTATCGGACATGCTTCAAAACCACGCCATCCTCCGCAATTACCCTGCGGGAATTAAGGATGCTGTGGGGATCGCCAAGATCCGCATCAAGGCGGAGTCCGCCTCCGATTTGGAAAAGAAGGTTGCAGAGTATGAACGAGAACTCGTTCAACTCAGAAAAGCGACAATGCCCGCTTCTGGTCAACCGTCCGCGCCGAAAAAGACTAAAGCGTTCCATGAACTCTCCCTGGAGGAGCAGGAAAAGGAACTCTTTAAGATGGCTGCGGAAGCTGACAGAGCTTAATTGTCAACAAAGGATATAAACTAATATGGTTACCACTGGTTCAGTCTCGGCGCAGTTCCAGACGTACTTCTCGAAGGCGTTGCTGGAGCGTGCGCTCCCCTTGCTCCAAATGGAGCAGTTCGCAATGAAGGTTCCTTACCCAACCAAAACGGGCGGGAACAAAACGATTCGGTTCTTCCGCTTCGGAGATCCGTCAATCACCGCAATCGCCAACCTCTCGGAAGGTACTACTTCCGTCAGCGGTGACGAGCGTGATTTGACCCTCTCCTCGGTTGAAGCGACCCTGGTACAGTACGGCTCCAAGATCATCCTCACGGACGTTCTCTTGGCCACCGAATTGTTCAGCCACCTCGCCCAAGCCACCAAGCAACTCGGTGAAGACGCTGCCTTGCACGCCGACACCCTCTGTCACCGTGCGTTGGTTCAGGATTCCTCGACCAGCACCGGCACCGGCGTGGCCACCAAGTCCTACAACCGTTATGCTCAGAACAGCACCAACGGAACGACCTGGGCTACTAGCTCGGTTGCTAACAGTTCGATCACTGCCACCGACTTGCTCGATGGCGCTACCTCGCTGTTCATCGCTCGTGCTCCTAAGATCAAGGACGGCTACGCGCTTGTAGCGCACCCTGCCGTTATCCGCGATCTCCAGCAGGACGATGATTGGTTGAAGGTTTCCAGCTACTCCGCTCCGGATCAAATTTTCCGTGGCGAAGTTGGAAAACTCTTCGGCGTAAGCGTGATCAGCAGCACCAACGTGCAGACGTTTAACACGTCCTCATCTGGTATCGCTGAAAACAGCGTTGGAACGACTGGTGCGAACACCGGCTATGCCAACGTGTTGCTCGGAGGCGGAGCCTTCGGCGTACCCAGCTTGTCCTCGATTGTGGCTTCTGGCTCGCCCTTCGCGCCTAAGGTCACCATCATTGACGCGCCCGACAAATCCGACCCCTACAACCAGCGCATCGTAGCGTCCTTCAAGACGTTCTACGCGGCCAAGCAGTTGGACCCTCGGTTCTTCCGAGTGTTGGTTGCTAAGTCGAACTACAGCTAATAATTAAATGGGAACCCTAGTTATCGCTATGGGTCGCCCTGGAAAGGCTGGGGAGGATAAAACCTCCCCAGCTTCTTCCTCAACTGAAAAACCAATGCATAATAAAATGATGAAATCCGGTATGGTGATGTTGCCTGTCTCCAAGTTCGAAGTGAACGATGGTGGCGACAATGTTGCACCGGAAGTTGGTGATTCGGTTGAACTTTCTGGCACGATTGACATGATCGAAAATGGCGTTGCCCACGTTAATGTGGAACACGCCATGAGCGAAAGTGAATCCAAGGACAAGTCGGAAGACATGGCCGAGGGTGAAAATTCGATGTCCGAAGAAGAGCGAATGATGAAGCTTGCCGAGCAATCCGATAAGGAGAACTATAGCTAATGCCTATCTACCAGTACGAGGACACCAGAAATGGGAATGTTGTCGAACTGGAAAAGGCAGTGGCCGAACGGGACAAAGTCCCTCGTTACCTTAAAAGGTTTCAAGTGCCAGCAAGATTGGCCCTGGTGGGGGTTGGCGAACCCCTCGACAACCCGCTGGGAGTCAATCAAACAAATCTTATGAAGGGGTACTATCGTCAAGAACAAAAGCTTGGCAGTAGGTTTAATAGCCAGTACACGCCAGATAGCATCAAACGTGCAACGGCTTTAAGGAGAAAATAAAATGGCAAAAGAATTTGTACGTTCTGAACGGAAAGCCAAGGGACGCGCTTTGCGCTTCAATACCGAAGGCTTCACCAATGTGTTTGAGATTACGGCTGCCTCCAGCGGTGGAACGGTTAACACCGTTGCCACTGCCCCTGCATCGCTGAACGTGACGCTCAACGGAACTTCTTACCGCATCGCGTTGCACAGCTAATGCGCCTGCTATCTCGCCTTACATTGGGTAATGGTGGGACGATCATCGCATCGTCAGCTTCCACGAATACTGGAAGCTACGATGCGGTGACCGCACTTACCCTGTCCACGGCAACTCTTGTGATTAGCGGCGCAACCACGGCGGCAACCTTTAGTGCTGGTGTCACTGTTTATGGTGACATCGACCAGGTGGCGTTGACCGGCGGTGCGATGGCTATCTACGCCCGCAAAGATTAAGGAGGCCCACTATGGGTCGTCAGTGGAATACGATTATTGAGAGCCTTGGTCCGCTTAGTGGCGGAACCATGTCTATCACAGCTAACCTTACTGACATTGAGGCTCTTGTCACAACCATTCAGGCCGACATTGCCAATGGTATTGATGTAAACCATCTAACCGATGGAACGCAAAAGACAAAGATTGTCGATGCCAATGGAAACAATATCAGTTACATCACAGCAGGAACCGCTGGAACACCATCATCGAATGTATTGTCTGTGCAGGGAATTACCGGAGCAACTCCAATCGCTGCCAGCATCTCACTTGGAACAAGTACGATTGGATATGTAAATTTACAAGATGGATCTGGGAATGCGATTACGTCTTCCTCTATTGCTGGCAAACAGCGGTTGGACGTTAATTTAAGCTCAGCAGGAACGATTGGATCGTCTGTTCCAACTACTGCGAATTTGTATGCAGGAACAGATGGAACAAACATGCGAGCCGTGTCAGTTGACACCAATGGACGAGTAAACATCAATCAGGTCCGTGGCGCAACCACGATTGGAACCTTGACTGCTGGTACCACAAATGGAACTTTATTTGC